GGCTGGTGATGGGCATCAAGTACAGGGACTTATAAGCAAAAGAGGGGGCTGCCTCGTTAGTGAGACAGCCCCTTTTATTTTTTTCAAAATTTTTTCGGGGGTGTGCATAGAGAACGGGAAGGCCGGTTTGGTAGGATGGTGGCATGAGGACGGAGAGACGGATCCTTCGACTCCGCTCAGGATGACAGGAAAGGGGGTGGCGGGATGGCGCTGCCGAAGCTGACGCCGAAGCAGGCACGGTTTGTACATGAGTACCTGGTGGATCTGAACGCCACCCAGGCGGCGATCCGGGCGGGGTACAAGGAGAAGAACGCAGCCCAGACCGGTGCGGAAAACCTTAGAAAACCCCAAATACAGCAGGCCCTGCAGGAGGCCCGGGAGGCCCGGGAGAAGGCCTCTATGATCACCGTGGAGTGGGTGCTGTCAGAGATCTCCAAGATTGCCCAGAACGAGGAGGAGACCGCCAGGGATCGGTTGAAGGCCCTGGAGCTCATCGGCAAGCACCTGGGCATGTGGGAGAAGCGGCAGGACGAGGACTCTCAGGGCGTGAGGGTGGTCTTTGAGGACGAGATGGAGGCGTGGAGCGAATGAGGAACATGCAGCGGGACGGTGGGCTACCCCTCCACCGGCTTCGCCGGTCCCCCTCCCCTTTGCAGGGGAGGTTTGGGAGGTGGAGCGAATGACGGAGCTGCGGATTGGGAGGCCCAACGACAAGCAGCGTCTGATGCTGGAGGCCAGGACGAAGCACATCGGCTTCGGGGGCGCCCGGGGCGGCGGGAAGAGCTGGGCCGTGCGGACCAAGGCCAAGCTGCTGGCCCTGCGGTATCCGGGGATCAAGATTCTGATCGTCCGGCGGACCTACCCGGAGCTGATCAACAACCACATCCAGATTCTGCGGACGGAGCTGGCGGGGGTGGCTGCCTACAACGACACGGACAAGGTGCTGCGGTTCGGCAATGGGAGCAGGATCCACTTCACCTACTGCGCCAAGGACCAGGACCTGGACCGGCTGCAGGGCATGGAGTACGACGTGATCTTCCTGGACGAGGCCACCCAGCTTTCCGAGTACCAGATGAAGACCATCACCGCCTGCCTCCGGGGCGTGAACAAGTTCCCGAAGCGGATCTACTACACCTGCAACCCGGGAGGCCAGGGCCACGGCTACATCAAGCGGATCTTCATCGACAAAAAGTACGAGGCCGGGGAGGATCCGGAGGATTACACCTTCATCCAGAGTCTGGTGACGGACAACAGGGTGCTGATGGAGTCCCAGCCGGATTACATCCGACAGCTGGAGGCCTTGCCGGAGAAGCTGCGGAAGGCCTGGCTGGAGGGGGACTGGGACATCTTCGAGGGACAGTTTTTCGAGGACTTCCGGACAAGCCCGGATCTGCAGGCCTGCGCCAAGGCGGGGCTGGAACCGGAGGAGGCCAGAAAGCTGCGGCTGTGGACCCACGTGATCGAGCCCTTCGCACCGCCCATTGGATGGAAGCTGTACCGCTCCTTCGACTGGGGCTACTCCAAGCCCTTCTCCTGCGCCTGGTGGGCCGTGGACTACGACGGGAGGATCTACCGGATCCTGGAGCTCTACGGCTGCACCAGGGAGCCCAACGAGGGCGTGAAGTGGACCCCGGACGAGGTGTTCAAGCGGATCCGGGAGACGGAGGACTCCCATCCCTGGCTGCGGGGCCGCAGCATCGAGGGGGTGGCGGACCCGGCCATCTGGGACGAGTCCGGCGGCGTCAGCATCGCGGAGACGGCGGAGCGGTACCGGGTGTACTTCTCCCCCGGCGACCACCAGCGGATCCCCGGCTGGATGCAGTGCCACTACCGGCTGCAGTTTGACGAGCACGGGCTGCCTATGATGTACGTGTTTGACAGTTGCAAGGCCTTCCTGCGGACGGTGCCCCTGATGGTCTACGACGAGCACAGGCCGGAGGACTTGGACACGGACCTGGAGGACCACGTGTGCGACGAGTGGCGCTACATGTGCATGGCCAGGCCCATCAAGCCGGTGCCCAGGCAGGAGCCCACGGTGATCGGGGCGGACCCGCTGGATCAATACGCCGGGAACCGGAGGGTGCGGAGGCTGCCGGGGTTCTGATAACGGAATCGGGACGGGGGCCTACCCCTCCGGCGCTGCGCGCCACCTACCGGAGGATGCCAGTTGCGTCAGACAAGCTGACGCACTGGCGATAAAACCCAGAACAGTCTCCCAGACTGTTCTGCCCTTGGCAGGGGAGGTTATGCGGAAAGGAGATTTTTATGCCATACGATTTTCCAAAGCCCATCACGGGCAACACGAGAGACGACATCCGGCAGATCTGGGACAGCCTGTTCCACATCGTGGAGCAGCTTCGGCTGGCGGAGGAGGAACAGAACAAGAAGGAGGCAGGAAAGTGATTCACATCGAGATCCGGCCGGCACACTTTGGCCAGGGCGGCTATCTGCGGGGAACCGGCCACGCCTCCCACGGGCACGAGCTGGTCTGCACCGCCGCCACCGCCATTGAGGACTGTCTGGCCGCAAATCTGGCGAGCTGCTGGAACGTGCGGGTGAGAAGGCGGGCAGAAAGCGGCAGATACGAGTTAAACTGGGCCAAGACGGACAAACAGGGCCGGGGCATGCGGCGGGCCAACGACGCCGCAGGCTTCGCCTACAACGGTCTGAGGGCTCTGGCGGCACAGTACCCGGAGGACATCACGGTGGAATGGAAGCGGCCGGAGGGATAATGCAAGCCGCTGCATGGCGATCACTGATCGCCGCTACACGAAAGGAGCGATAGGATGCAACTACCAAAACTGCAGCCGAGGCCCAGGAGCACCCAGACCGTTCTGAACTGGAGAGGACTGGAGCGGAGGCCCGGGGCCGGGATCGGCTGGTGGAAGAACGAGCGGAACCTGAGTGCGGACCGGGCGCCGCTGCTGGGCGTGCGGAAGGGGCGGTCTGAGGTCCAGGAGATGGACGGCAACAGCCCCGGCGTCGACGTGGTGGGCATGGCCGGGGGAGACCGGGCGGTGCTGATGGATGTGTGCGGCAGGCTCTGGTGCGGGGGGCATTCGGTGTGGCTCAACCTTACGGACGGCGTTGTCGGCGTGCGGACGGAACTGGTGATCCACAACTTGGTCCCCACCAGGGAGGGGCGCCGGGTAACAACCATCGCAGAGCTGGAGGAGGTCCGCATCGACGGATTGGAAATCGAGCAGTTTCTGGGGGTGGAGGACGAGGCCTATGATCTCCGGCTGAAGCTGATCCAGACCACTTTGGGAACATGGAAAAGAGAGGATGACCCGTTGGCCGGGACCTGGACCACGGAAGACCTCCTGCCCTATCTCTATGGCATGGGCATGGATCCTGAAATCACCGTGCTTCCGAGGACCGCATGGATTGAGCTTCACGGCAGGAGCTTTTCCGCCATCTGGGCGGATGGGGCGGAGATCATCCGGTCCGGAGCCCTGGCCATAGCACTGCCTGAAGGTGGAGGCTACAGCCCGGTATGGTGCGACGCGGTGAAGCTGGCCAGCGGGGCTGAAATGGTGCAGGGGACGGATTACGGATGGTTGGATTATCACAGCGCGAACAGCGGAAATCTGACGCTGACCCTCTGCGACATTGACGGAAACCCCTATCCCAACCTCACGGTGGGCAGCACGGAGCCCATGACCCAGTCCGGCTACTGGCTGGACACCAGCGCCGGGGGGACCTCCGTCCATCTGCGGATGTGGAGCGTCACCACCTCCTCCTGGATCCAGGTGGAGGGCACCTACGTCAAGATCTCCCCGGTGGAGCTGGTGACGGTGGAGGGCATGGAGCTGCGGGCCGGAGACGGTGTGCGGCTTGCGGCGGAGCTGCCCGCCGGGACGGATCAGAGCGTTGTGGATCTGCTGAACAGCAGCCACTACATCTACGGAGCCGGGACGGACCCGGTCTCCGGGGAGGACTACATTGTGGTGGCCGGGATTCTGCCCGCCGACACGGTGCGGGTCAGCGACGTGTTGCTGGAAACAGACAGGAAAATGCCGGAGATGGACTTCGTGGTGGCGTGCGGGAACAGGCTGTGGGGCTGCCGGTACTCCGAGCAAGATGGCATCAACGAGATTTACTGCTCCGCTCTGGGGGACCCCCGGAACTGGGAGGTTTACCAGGGCCTTTCCACCGACAGCTGGAGAGCCAGCCGGGGCACGGCTGCGCCCTTCACAGGGGCGGCGGTACTGGACGGGCACCCCCTGTTCTTCCGGGAGGAAAGCCTGGAGAAGGTCTACCCCTCCGCCTCCGGGGCCCATCAGATCCAGGAGTTTGATCTGGAAGGGGTCCAGGCCGGGAGCAGCCGGAGTCTGGTGGTGATCGAGGACAAGCTCTTCTACAAGGGCAGGCAGGGCGTCATGGTGTACACCGGGTCCCTGCCCCAGCGGATCTCTCCCCAGTTCGGAGACTGGATGTTCACCGACGCCAGCGCGGCCAGGGCCGGGCGGAAGTATTGCGTGGCGATGACGGCCACGGTGGCGATCACTGATCGCCGCTACGGGGAGCAGGACGCAGGAGGGCGGATCGTGGCTGTGTACGATCTGGCCACCGGGGACTGGCACATCGAGGACGAGGCCTGGGCGGGGCTGGCCATTACCTGGGAGGACAACCTCTACTACACTGTGGACGGGCAGCTCTGGCAGAGAGAGGGGGCGGACAGCGCCCATGACGTGGACTGGTGGGCCGAGACAGGGCCCAT